CATCTGGAGATAACCAGATTAAATCTCCACCAATTTCTTGAATAGTATATCCAGATACACATCCCATATTCCTGGAAATAGATGTAACAGAAGGTACTCCGTTAATTCCAGATAGTTCACTTACTCCGTTCTGCCCAAAGATAAATAGACGGTCTCTCCATGCCTTTACACCAGTAATCTTATCAGTAAACTTTAGAGAACCACTAGTTCCACCAGTAAAGGATGTTGGAGCAAACGCATCACTCCAATACACAGTTTCTTTATTAGTAGAATCTCCTCCAACTACTAAATGATCTTTATATACAGTGCCCCACTGTGCAGTAGTAAAGGTACTAATTTCGTCATAAAAATATGTTTTAGTAGTTGTTCCTGTAATTTTAAACCATGCTACTTTATTAGCACCATCTAATATAAATAATTCTCCGTATTCTGTATTGCCTTCATACAGCACAAATTGTATTTGTTTAGACCCTACTGTTCTAGTAGTTTGTGCTGCAGCATTTAAATTAACTAATGTAAGACCACCACTAGCATCACTAGCACCAATTTTATTTACTTGAGTCCAAGTAGTTCCATCAGTAGTAAAGTAAATATTGTAGTTTCCACTATCTACCTGTACTGCTACAATTCCATCTGCGTACTGACATACTCCGTACAATCTAGTAGCTGAACCACTTGGAGTTGCAGTACTCCACTGCTTGTATCCATTGATTCTACGGTAGCCACCACCAAGAGCACTCTCAAAGTTAACCATTGTCTTGAGAGAACCTGGATTTTTTGCAAGGATATAGTCTGGAGTTACTAGATCCAGACCACCTTCAAACGGAATGACTACTCCAATAGGGTTTCCCATTAGTATATTAGCATCCTATCATCAGAGAAAAAGTCTGGAGGACTTTCAACAAGTTCTTCTCGCATCTGTCGTAATCCTTTCTTATAATCATCGGCAGCAAATCCTGCTTGTTGATAGTTTTCTTTGTATTGCCATGCATAGTATCTAGCTCTAGCAAGTACTACAGGAATGTACCTATCAGGAATAGGTAAGTAGTCACTATATACCGTCATTTTTTGTGGTTGACTATATGCATAAAAATAAATTCTATACACCTTATCAGGTACTGGAGATAATCCAAATCTAATATTATCTGGATTACGGATTACAAATCGAGGTACTCCTCCAGTAAAGGTACTAGAATTTAAATCAGCATCATCTCCATCTTTAAAGTACCGCATCCAAAAGTCATGATCTACAAACCGCAAACGATTAGAACTATATGGAGCTACTTCTCCAGATACTCCTTTTGTAGTTGCATAGAATCTATCCCAGGATACGTAAGAATAATCATCATCCTGAGTACGTCTATTTGGATTAAGTAAGTACCAACGTGTACCTGCTACAGTTTCTACGTAAGTATTTCCAAAGAAAGGTTCTTGTGAATTAGTTAACGCAAGAAAAGGCCATCCATAATGTGCAGTACAAATTTCAAAGTACGCCTTATTGATGAAGTTTTGTATTGCTTTTTGAATATTAGTTGCACTGCCAAACGTAACTGAGGTTAGTAAAACTTCATTAAGTTCTACTAATATCTCATTAGTCATATCTAAAAACGTAATCATTCAGTAATACCTTTTACTGCTCCACGTGCGTATAATTGTTGCCATAATAGATCGCGTTCAGCACTACGTTTTTCTTCTACTTCTAGTCGTTTAAATGCTTCTCCAAAACGCGTATCTAAATATCTATGTAGTTCTGACATACGAGCCTCATCGTCACGTTTTAATCTCATCTCAAATGCAGGCAGATCAGAAACGTCTTTATTTACTCCAGATGCCCACCAAATAGCCGTTGCAGTTTGTAGACCAAGCGTAAGTATAATTCCAGCAGCCCACGCAGGAAATCGGGGCTTTGAATTTATTGCCACCTCCATTCTATGTTGTCCTTTTTGGACTTCTTTCACTTCAGTTTCTAATTTAGAAAGTCGATCATATACATGACCTAGTTCTAAGCGACTTGAAGAATTTATATGATCTTCTTCTCTCATGTATTAATTTACTCTACCCAGTACGATGGCCACCAGAGCAGTGTGTAGAGCATCATTTCTGCGACATCCTCTCCAACGCTTCAGTCTTGCGTGCGCTTCCCGCGGTGCTGCCGAAGTAAAATGACACCACGCCAGTCCACGCGGTGCCGAGTGAGCCGAGCATGATGAGCAACGGCTCCTTGCCAGAGTCCGGGAATCCCGTCGTCATCAGCCAATACAGCACGCCGAAGAATCCTGCCGTGATGAACAGCGCCAACGTCCGTGGTGTCTGGTAGTCCACTTTCGCCAATTCGCGCGCACTCGCTAGGTCGCGGATGTCCAGCTCGCGCATCTTGACGGCGAAGTCAGCTTCGGCCTGCTTCACCTTCAGCAGCGCATCGGTTCCGCCAACGAGCACTGCCTCGGCGACCTCCTGCTCGGTGCCGTCGGGACGCCCGAGCAACGCGACCGAGAGCGCCTGCACCGCTGCACCAGCGAGCGGACCACCGAGCGCAGTCGCCAGCGTCGGCGCGACGGTGCGGACGATGCTCTTCCAGTCCACTACAGTGTGCCTCCGCCTGCGCCGAAGCGTCGGCCAGGCGCGGTGCGGTCTTGAACGGCGCCGATGTCAGGGTGCAGGGGCAATGGCAAGTCATCGTAGGCTCGGACACCGGCAATCCAGGTTCCTGCGGAACGAGCGGGTGAACCGGCGCCGAGTGAGTAGTCGGACTGTAATAGCGGGTCAGCAGATAAATTTCCGGCAGAGGGCTGCCACCCGACGTATCCGCTCGTGTTCCCGTATTGGCAGTTCGTGCTTGCGGTTACAGCAGTCCCAGCTTTGTAGATCCCCCTACCACAACCCGTTACTACGTTGTTGCTGATGTCGCCCTCTACCGAGGCGTCATACTGATTGATGCCATCTCCAACGACATCACATATCGTGTTGTTGCGGACATAACAATATTCTGTTCCAGTGAAGTTTACGGCAATCCCCCTGGAATAGCTGTCCGTGACGATGTTTCCAGAAACATAGACTGGACCGACAGCGGTGCCTTCAATCCAAACCCCATAAACGCCACCAGTCACTCGGTTACCAGATACCGTTCCAGGGACGCCAATGAACACCGCTTTCGTTACTGACGTACCCGCGCTCAGAACCGGAAACACGCAAGTATTCCCGCTTATTAAAACTGGAGCACAGGTTGCGGGGTCCGCGTCCTGCACGATGATGCACTGCTTCTCGTCGACGTTGCTGTGATCGCATACGTTATTGCTGACAACAGCTCCGCTAGCTCCATTCGCAATCTGGATGTTGTCTCCGGAGTTACTCGCGTCCGTCCCGGGCCTTGCGATGTTGTTACCGATAATGCTGATGCCGTCACCTTCCCAGTGGATGCAGTCGTCTCCGCAGTCCGTGACGATGTTGTTTCGCACCATGGCGTTGGTTCCTGCGCCCCATATGCCAGTTGCCTCACCCACCTCCGAACCAGTGATGTCATGGATGTAGTTGTTCTCGATAGTGCAATAACAATCAAGCGCGATATTTAAGGAGTTGCGGATGTAGATGCCACGAGTTGTGCAGTTCTTGACCTCGAAGTTGCTGACGTTGATGTACTTGCTCAACGTGTTGCTGAAGATCCCGAAGTCTAGTGTTCCGGCACCATTGAGAACTGCGTAACCAGTCCCCCACCCACTCTTTGTGGTGATGGTTATGGGACTTCCAGCCGCTCCAGCAACATCTGTCGGTCCGGTGGCGTTCGTCAGCCTTATCTGCCCTGTGCCAGTCGTTCCGCCCTTCTGGTAATATGTGTTACCTGCCGCCCACGAATTCGTAGTACCAACCTTTGCCCAGGTCTTCCACGCCGTAGCTTCCCCGAGGCCGTCACCTGTCGTGTCGTTGCCGTCCACAGGGTCAATGTAATAGTCAGTCATTTCACCCCACCCACTATATATAATATGTAATTATTATTCTGTTACCGTAGTAAGTTCACATACTTTGTCGTTACCTAATGCTACGATTCTAATCGTTTTAATAGCAGCTTTATTGTATATAGTAACTTCTTGTGTATCTCTAGTTAGTACTACTACATTAGGATGTTCTGTAAGAGTGGCTTCTTTAGCAGTTTTAGCTAAACTTGCAGTACCTGTTTGGATACTAGCAATGACCGTAGAAAGATCATCATCTTGTGTTTCACTAAACGCAATAATTAGTGCATGTGTACCTGCTGTAAGGACACCTACTGGTCGTACTGTAAATGACTTACAGCCTGTAGCACTAGTCCATTTATCAGAATCGGCGTATACAGTGTCTGCCCAGAAGGCACTTGTACTAACCGATCCTTCAATACCTATTGAAGATACTTTTGCAGTGTTTTTTACAATAACTGTTTCAGACATTTTAATTTTCCTAATAGTGAAAGGGGGACCGAAGTCCCCCCTCCCATACTCACCTATTGATTAGGTGTTATCTACGTAAGCTACACAGAGTGCTGAGGGACGCAGGATCTTAGTTCCCCACACAAGCATTCCACGAACGATGTCGGTAAACTTGGTAGTAGAACGTAGAGTCTCTACCTTAGTTAGAGCACTTGCAGTAGCTACTGCTGACATATGTCCAGCAATTACTACGTCGTTGTAAGTAGCAATCTGACCAGCAGCAAGAGCATTAGACTTATATAGACTAAAGCCACGTAGCTTACCAGAAGCAACTAGACCATTACGGAGACCACCGTCACCTTGGTTGTAGTCCATGCTCATTAACTTAGAGCTAGAACTTGCAAGCTCTTCGTAGAACATTGGAGATGCTACTACCCAACGATTCTCTTCAGGAATGTCCTGTTCGTCTAGCTTACGTGCGAATCGTGCTAGAATGTCTAGAGGATCGATGTAACCACTTGCTCCACCCTTACCAATCTTGTAGTAACCAGTAGAGGCACCATTGATATCAGTCTGAGTAGAGGTGGAGATATCTGAACCAAATAGATGGTCAGGAGTAGTTGCACTTACATCAGCAATGATGTCTTTAAAGATTGCAGTATCCATTGCCTTTGCAAGCTGAAATGCTGCTGAAGAAGCTGCCAGTGACTGCCAGTTAATATGACTGAAGTTTGTTTCCAGATCTTCTACTTCAAACTGGAAGTAACGAGCACGGTCAATAGTTAGTGTCAGTCCTGCTGGCTCAATGATATCACTCGTAATTGACTGGTTACGTACATAAGTACTGGCTTCAATTACAGGCTCAGTTAGGATGTTTACAGTGTCACCATACTGGCTGATTTCACCATAGTAATCCGTGTTACAAATTGCCTCACCCACTAACGCACGACGAAAGTAAGAAAGAACCTTCTTACTATAAATCTGTGGTAGCCAGTAAGGAGTAGCAGTAATGCTACTAAAGTTGTATCCAGTACTACTGGACTTTAAGAAAATCGTTTCTGCTGTGGCCATTTTATTTACCTCTTAAAAGATTAACGGCGGGATCGCGAGTCTTGTCTGATTCTGCCCTCTAAGAAGGCTTTATCAATTTCGTCTCTATACTTTTCATATTCCATAATTGATAGAGCATCTATTTCAGAGGTGGTCCAGATCTTCTGAGAGGTAGACTGGGGACCAGTGGCATCAGGTCGTGACATTACTGCCATAGATGCATCTGGTGTAGCCTGTCTAGTAGTCCCGGTAATCGGAGGCTCTTTACTGACTCCTGCTTCTAGCTTATATAAATCTAATGCCTTAATTACTAGAGTAGGATCAGTAGTATTTTTGTAGAGCCAGTCTTGAATCTGCTGTGGCTGAGTCTTTGCCCAGTCATGAAATGCATCAGATTCCCTGATATCTACAAAGTCGGGATGCTGTCTTGAAATGACGGCTTCCGCGTTTTGACGGGCTAACTGTAGCTCTTTTATAGTGAGGGAGTTAACCTGTTTTTCAAGTCGATCTAGTTCTGCTTTAGCCATCTCGTGTGCAACAGTTTGCACAACGTCAAACAACTCTGGATTACTTTTCTTAAAGTTCTGTAATTCATCTGGTGTCTTAGGTGGCTTAAACTTTGGTACAGTTTCAAGAAGTTTCTTTTCGTACTCAGTTTCTTTCTGTCGAAATTCGTTAAGCTTACTATCGTAATGCTTCTTTAAATCATCGTACCGCTTCTTGTAGTCAACTTGTGAGTAGACAGGTGTCTCGGGTTCAGGAGTTTCCTGAGTAACCGGGGGCTCTCCTCTCAATGAGCTTACTACAGTCTTTCGTTCTACCTTATAAGCTAATCCATCATTAGCACCAGCAATTCCTCGTGGCTTTTCTTCGTAGTCAATCCACGGCTTACGGGCATTATAGGGATTACCTTCGTCGTTGTGTTCTTTCACTTCTTGAATCATCACTTCCTCCTGGGCCTTACGGGTGGCAGAAGGCTACTGTATCGGGATACACGGGGGCCTTAGAGGCGTAGCCGTTCAATATTGTTGCATCATCTCTTGGCGCTTACGTATAGCTTCGCCAGCCTTACCAGCTAGCCCTGACCCCAGCGCCTCTGGGGGCAGTCGTCCGGGCGTAGGTGCTTCCTCAGTCCGAATGAATTTCTTTACTCGCTCTGCGAGTCCTTGAAGAATAGTCTTCTTCTCTTCCTCATTTACGACATATCCACCATCACCAAACTTCTGTTCAGCAGATTTTGTTTGCTCTTGTAGAGCGATAGTGTTGTCATACTCTGCTTCTGCCTTTTCCATTAACTTGCGTAATTTGTCTACACCTAATTGTTTAACAGCTTTAGCAGTAAATATAAATTCTCCATCACTTACCTTAGCAGTAATAGAGTCACTAGTTCCTGTACCTTCTCCAGATACTTCCCCTTCAGAAGTAGCAGTAAATACTTGTTCTACAATTTCTAGAATCTGTGGGTACTGTTCAAATACGTTGATTAAAACTTCTTTCTGTTCTCTAGAAAGAACGTCTTTAGCAGTATCTAGAAAAGAACTTACTACAGCATCAGAGCGTTCTTCTACCTGCTCTGGAGGCATATCTTCATATGTAGGTATTCCAGCATTTGGAGGAGGACCACCTACTTCCATTCCCGGAGGAACCATTAATCCTGGTTCAGTCATCGCCATAACTCTCAATCTCCTTTACTAGAGTGTGTAGGTATTGCACCTCTCCCAATTTTTTGTACAGTGAGTTTTGATCTCCATGATGAGATGCCAACTCTTTGAGAGCGTAATTATACTCGCTATTAAAAAGTTTTGCAATACCCTCTTTAAAAAATGCGTTTCTACAAACATCTGCTAATATATCTTTAGATCGAAGCACCTTGTTCTCCTCCCATTTGTGATACATCATTCTGTGCAAACTCTTCCTGTCCAGGCATGGGAATCTCTCCAGTACCTATAGTACTTCCACCATTACCTGTACTTCCCGTATCCATTCCTGGTAGTTGTTCTGCTGCAGTGGGATCTATATTCATTGCCCCAATAATCTTCGCATACAACATCGCTTCTTCTGGATCTGCAATTACTTCTCGTGGGTCAAGATCTAGAGTCTTAGCAAATTCTTTAAGTACTGTACTCCACCTAATCATTGGAGCAAGCATCTGGTTTGAACCGTTCTGCATAAACATAAGCAGTCGTTGTGATCGTACTTCCTTTTGCATAACACTTGAAGATCCTAGTGGATGTACCTCAAGGTCTCCCTCAATCTGTAAGTCACCCTCGTAGAACTGCATGTTCCAATTAAATAATCCTTTACCTAAAGGCTTTAAAAGATACTCATCAAGATTTCTAATAACTGTTTTAATGTTTTGACTTGCTGCACCCATAAGCATAGACATACCAGATGCAGTACGAGTCATACCAGTAACTCCAGTATATCCGTGACTGTAACTAGGAATACCTGTAGATTCGTCTGCTAATTGGCGGAATCGATCAAACATCGTCATATTATCTGGAGCCGTGTTGGGGAATTTAATTCCATAGATCGCCTGCCCAGGCATTCCAGTATTACGCACAAACTTCTTTCCAGGATAGATAGTATTATCCTGTCCAGGTACTAATGCTGATTCATCAATGTCAAACACAAGATTACCTGCAAGAGCTAGATTATCTACTGCCATACGAATAGAACCATTCATGCCTGACTGCGAATCTTCCATGTTCTCTGCTACACCAACACCAAAGATACTGTACGGATTCTCTTCATATGGAACTACTTGGTACGGAATACGATACGGACGGAACGGATTGATTACTAAACGCAGTAAATGTGATCCACATGTCCATGCATTTACCTGTACTTCCATCAAATCTTCTTCAATAGGTAGTCCAGCCGCTTTAGCTTCCTCTCCAGTAATGATACCCCAATATTCCAATACGGAGTATTTAGTACGTCCTGTAGTACTTTGTTTGTCTTCTGATGTTACTTCGTTATCTAATGCAGTATCAGTATAATTAGGACCATCTTTAATTGCTAAAGCAACTTCATTGATATCAAAATGTGGTCTATCTCCTAATGCTCGTAGTTGTACACGATTAAGAACGTGCTCTTGTATTACGTATTCAGCGTCACTTAGAGTAAGTGCAGAGGGATCAGGATAGAATCGCCAGATAGGTACGTACTCAATGTGTGGAATTTTTCTAGATACTGGTTTATACTTACGGATTCCTTCTACATCTTCCCACTTATCATAGTTCTTATGGATTGTAAATGGTCCTTTAATGATTCCAGTACCTAACAAACACATTTCAAAGATAGCCGCACGTAGTGCTTTAGTTGCTTGAGATTCAATCAACTGATCTTTGATCAATTTATTCATTCGTTCTGCTGCACGCTTTGCAGGTTGGATTACTGGCTCTTTTGGATTAGGATTGTACCCTGTAGTAATCTCACCTTGTGGTACTGCTGCTGCTTCCGACTTGGTATCAAACAAATGTCCAAACGTAGCGCCAGGAGCTAACTGTTTACCGTCACCTTCAAAGCCTACATCAAATGGATTTTCTTCTTCAGTAGGTGGAGTTATTTGTCCACCAATCTGTCCGTACTCAGGCACACCTTCGGGTACTGGAGTCTCCCGTACTTCTAGTGGAAACTCCCCACTTCCAAACAAAATGTCTTCAATCTGCCCAATAGCAGCTACTACTTTAGTTTTAGTAATCTTAATGAAGGCACGACTCTTCTCATGTTCCCCAAAATGAACATCTTTAAAGTACTTACCACGGTAATTATGATATGAAGTACTCCAACGATCTTCATGAATAGTCCTATAGTCTTTAGCAAGATTATATTTACTTTCAATAGCACCAACAAGCTGTGCTTTACCTGGATCTCGTAAGAATGCTTCCTCTAGTGGGGTAAGAGTCTCTTCTTTTGGCTTGTTATAAATCTGATCTGCTCCGTATTCCATTAAAATCTCCTATTAGTACCCGAAAACTGGGTCACTTACTGTGTATTTCTCTCGTTTCAGTGACCACATCATCTCGTAAGAGGTCGTAGTACGTGGTCTAGACATCAAAAGGTACCTGAAAGCGTCATATGCATGGTCTTCCATGTGTGTATCTACGTCTTCTGGGTCATTTTTATCTAAAATTAGACTAGAAAGTTCTCGAATCAGGTTAGTACAGGTACTAAATATCTGTACTCGGGGTCGATCTGAGTCGTGATGTTTACGAAAGTACTCGTGTACCTGTATTTTTCCTGCTCGTCGGTTCTTATCTGCGGGTCTGAACTTCAAATTGTACGGATTTTTGTTAAGGATCTCTCCAATAGTAGGCCCTGCATATCCTGTACGATTAAATACAGAGTGGTCAATGACCCCTGGAACAGTAAGAACCTCCTCCATTTCCATATCACGTATCCGATCTCCTAGATCTTTAGCAGTTAGACCCTTTTCATAAAGCTCTTTGTAGATGATTACAGTACCATCTTGAGGATCAACTGCTCCCCACAGGACACAACTAGGTGCCGAAAACCCATAATCGCACGCCTTAGTGCGAGCCCACCCTCTAGGAATTGAGAACGGTTGGATTACATGGAGGTTCTTCTGAAACTCTGGGAACGCAATTCCTTCTGCTATCTCCCAATCTCCCTCCAGAAGTTGTCGTCGCTGCACTTCTGGGAGAGATTCCAACATCTTCTGGTATCTTCCATCGTTGTACAGATACGGATTATCCCGTAGAGTTGCTGGAATAAATCGTCTAGAGATACCATCGTTACCTACAAACGGTGTTCCGTATGAAGCAGGATCGAGGTATCGTCTCTTAACCCATCCATGTCCTGGTCCTCCAGGGTTTGTAGTACATCTAAGATACACCTTTAGAGATGGGTCAGAGGTACGTAACCGAGATGCTAGGTAGTGCCAAGGAAACTCAGTGGGTAGCTGAGAAATCTCATCAAATCCAATCCAGGAAAAATCCTGGCCTTGATACTGGTATACATCTGCATCCTTCTCAAGGTACCCAAACTCTACCTTAGCTCCACTAGGGAAGTTCCAGATCTTCTCGGTCTCTTTGAATTTAGTACCAGGGTACGCTTTTGGATAAAGCTCTCGACTCATGTCGATTAGCTGACGTAGCTCTTTTAGAGAGCGTCTAAGAATCAGTGCTCTGT